TTGTATTTCTATCTCTTGAGCATAATAATTGGGTATCTGCGCGCTTTGCTCTATGGTTATGGAGTTGGTATCGTTTGGTACGTGTGATATTATAAATGATTTGATCATAAAATGAATGGTGTTGATACGACGTGATTAATATGAGACATTAAGCGATCCACAAACTTATCAAAATTATACAAGTTATCGAATTCATTCATGTTGTCTTCGCGAGCATGCTCTGAATAAATAAGATCATGTATTTTATTGTCTTCTATAAGTCTGAGATATTTGTTTTTAGCGAACTGATTCTTGAAGGTTATTGGTAGGCAGCCGGCTCGATAGCCCGCTAAAAGATCTATCTTATTGGTGTTATTTAATAAGACCTTATACTGACTTAAGAAACCATATATCTCTTGTATATCTCTATTATAAAAGATTTTTGGGTCTATAGCATCATATTTAATATTCTGAGAATCCAAGAACCTAATTATCATTTCTGTGTGATAAGGATCCTTATCTCTGATGTATAATAATGTTTTATTTTGAATAGACAATGGCTTTATTGGTTTTGGTAGACCATAAGAGTCATCCGCTAAATTAAATTGGTATACATGCTCACAATTTTCTGATTCGTCTTCGATTTCTGAGATACGTAGATTAACAATATTAGTATGAAAATATTTAGCGATTTCATTTTCTTTTCCACTATATGCGTTATCGTACAACAGTACGCATGAAGCCCCGCACGTAATGTCTGATTCATATAGAGTTAGAGTCATGCCCGGTATTGAGCCGAGTATGCTGTCCATTACAGAGCCATGGGGATAGTATACTATCCTATGATTTTTTGTGCCTTTGATGGCGGTTCTTGCTATATTAGATAGTTTATAGTTCATATAATAGCACTCTTAATCAATTTAGATAAATTTATGATAGATATACTTCGTCTTTTCATTTGATATGAATATGAAGCCAATTCGGTTTTCATAGGAACCGCTATATCTGAGTAATCATCAAGACTTATAACTGTATTTCCGCATAGTCTAGCATAAGTTTCTTGCAAGTATAGAGTATTTTTTTCATTTAGAGATAAATATATATCACAAGATTTATGTGCTGCTATTATTTCTGATTCTGTAAATTGTTTAAAAATAAAAATTTCTTTTCCATATTCTGTTGGAAGGCCAAATTCTGAACGCATATTTTTAATATTGTTTTCTAATAGCTCTATATTAGGAGCATTATAATAATCTAAAAAGAATACGCAAACAGCTCCAAACGGACGTTCAGATATGCTAGAGTATAAAGAAAAAATTATTTTTTTGATAATGCCCTCATCTTCATCAAAATTACCTATAAAATACAGTTTCTTTGTATGATGATAGTTATCGAAAACGTACTTATTATTAGTATAATTAATCAAATTATTCTTATCTACCCCTGTGTCTAATATAGATATTTTATCGGCTAGATCGGGACAATAAGTTGTTATGGTGGAAGCCTCTTTTTTTGATTGGACCACTATATTATCAAAGAAACGTAAAATATCTAGAGAACTGGATGATATTCCAAAATCTTCTATATTTTCTATTATTGGAAATACATGATGTTGAGAAGCTACGTCAGGCATATATTGTATGTGTTCTAACGGCAGATGCTGTACACATATATCGTATTGATTTTGTGCTATACTTGTTTTTTCAGTAATAAATTCTATTTTTTTCGGTAAAATTCTGTGCAATGATGATAGATATACTGGTCTAGATACCACATCCTCAGTACCATATCGCTTAGCCAACTGGCTAATATACAATCTAGATACCTGTCCCAGAGTATCGGTATTTCTATAAGGACCTATAAATAAAATACTCATGGATTATTTGCGCCTACTATAAAGTCTTCATTTATTGGTGAGTTCTGTGCTCTTGCTCGCTCAGCCATATTGTGGTTATTTATTTTGTTTTGTATAGCGGCCAGTGCATTTGTAATAGAGTATTTCTCAAGCGTAATGCCTTGCTGAGTAAAGCCATAATCAGCATAGAATAACATATCTAGGGTGTTCATATTACATAAAAACTTTAAGTCTTTTAGATATTTAGAGCACACCAGAGTTAAAGTATTTAAGTTATGAGACTTATCAATATTTTGCTCCATAATATTCTGAGGTATTGGCTCTAAATACAGTGGTGGACTATCCCATTGTTTTTTGGCACAATTATCTGGATTTAGTGAACTAAGATAGTGTTCCCATTTTTTGTATATATCATCCCAATCGAAATGTTTTTCTACTAACTCCCTAGTTCTCCTCCTAATTTGTATCATCTCGTTGTCTGTATAGTTCAAATACTTATGAATAATCTGTAGCAGCTGCGCGTTGTCTGGATATACCCTAAAGGCTTTAGTCTCCAACTCTTTAAATTTTTTACGCACTCTAATCGGGTCTGCTTCAAGCTTCTTGACAATATCCTTCATAGCACTATAGTCAACAGTAGCAATCGGCGTACCGCATGCGGCCCCTTCTACTTGAGGCATTCCAAAACCTTCGCAAATAGCATATTGTATATACAAATCAAAAAGATTATAAATTTCTGAAAGTTTCGCGCTAGTTGGTGCGTCTGTAACTGATGGCATAGACATAGAACGACTGGAGCATTTTGGACATTTAATAGTTGCCCCAGAAAATACAGAAGCCTTGACATGATGACATTGTTTACAGAAGTATGAGAATAATATCTTGGAAAAAATATTATTTTCTTTTAGCAGCGAGGGGATGTCCCACCCGGCATCAGGATAACTGGTATGTAGCCATAAAAAACACTTATCTTTTTTTGCGTGATTACTTATATTAAGTTCGTTAATCAGTTTTTTAAACGATACTATTAGTTCCGGAATAAGTTTGCGCTTTTGATTACGCATGACTGATCCAATTAAAAACGTATCAGATAAACCGTACTCTGTTTTAAGCTGCTGTCTTTTAGTATCGTCAAAACTTTGAAATAGATTTATATCTACTCCAGGAGACACGGTATTTATATAATTGATATGATTGTTGCTTTGATAGGCGAGTACTTTGGCGCCCCAATCGGAATAGGTGAATACGGCATCAGCAGAAGCGTATGTTTCGATCCATGGCTCTTGCTGAGGATAAGAATCAACAGTTGGCATTACGACCCAATGGTAAAAATCCCTTAAAGGACTAATAGACTGATAATAATTCATCCAATAGTCACGTACATCTATCACCACATTTGGACGAAAATCCAGAAGCACCTTTTCAAATCGCCACCTGCCGAATTGGTTTTCCGTTGTCTTATTGTACTCTGTGTATCTAGGATCATTTGAACTAACGGCGTTTGCATAGTATTTCCATTTTATACTACCTCTTCTTGGATCATCCGTTAGTCCATAAGAAGCAAATTCTGCAATCTCAAATTTATTTGAGTCATACAGTCTTTGCAGTAGTTCTTTGGTATAGTTTGCAAACCCGGTATTTAAAAAACTCGCTTCTGAACAAACTAGGATTTTGAGTTTTGTATTAGTCATAATAAACTTAGAGGGGCTTTCGCCCCTCATAGTTCTCTAGTTCCGCTAATGATTGTTCTGTCCTTAGAAAGCAACAACTTCTTCTGTTGACTGATCCTTTGAAGCGGATCTAGATAGCTTTGTGATTTTTGAAAAATTATTGACTCTTACCTTCAGAGTGCTATGCTTAACGCCATCCTTTTCCCAAGAATCATTTCTTAGAGATCCTTCGATCATTACCAGATCACCCTTCTTGAAAGAAGTTCCGATAATCTCTGCGCCAGAGTCCCAAGCTTCACAATTGATAAAAGAAGTAATCTTGTCCTTTGTGCCGTTTGCCTTTGTGTATTCGCGTGATACCGCAACGGTAAAATTAACGACAGAAGTTTGCTTGTCGCCCGAACCAACCATGCGCACCTCTGGATCACGAGCTAGATTACCCTTAAGAATCGTAATATTCATTTAAGTTCTCCTTGTTTATTTAAACCAATCGTGAGCCAACCGCTCACAACACTATAGTAGGGAAGACCCCGGCGATGTCAAGACGACGGCATAAAACATTTCTCTACGATCAAGCCGTCCATCTCTTTGTTTTTAGAGCCTATAAATATTAGTATATTATTAACAAATAGATGGTGTTTGTATTCTAGATATTTTTCTGGAAAAAATATAATAGAGTCTATGGAGCCATATTGATCCGATATGCTTATAAAAGCCATTTCTTGTCCTGGGTTCTTACCTTTTTTTGTTTTGACTATATGGATATTATCTATTTCTCCAGCAATGATAATATTTTTGGTTAAGCCTTTATTATTATGGAAATCCTTACAGTCTGTATTAGTCATAGCCATATCATATGAATCTAGTTTGGAACAGCTTATAGCCGTGCCTAGTAGTGTTTCTTCGGTGTCAGATAACCATTCTATTTTATCTATCAAAGAATATGGAGGATGGTCTAAAGTTTCCAGAATATTATTAATTACTTCTTTTCTTTTTTGTGTGAGTTTAGGCTTTTGTAGTAGTTGCAGGACGGACTTATTCAGAGACAAATTTTTCGACCCATCGACTGAGCTTATCAAAAAATCGATCTCTTTTTGTGTAAGTCTTGAGATAAGTTCATATTGTAAAATCATCTCTGTTCTGTTGATCTTAAGATAATCAAAAGCCCCTGATGATATCATATTTTTAGCTGCCAAAGAATTGATATTAGGGAGTACCTGTAATAGGATATATGCCCAGGACATAGACCCTAGATCTTTTCCGTGACATAGGGCGGTAATCTTTTCATATACCGAATCTCCAAGGCCCTTTATATTTGTTAAACCAAAATAGATAACTTTATTCTTGAGATAGAATAGTTTAGACATATCTCTAAAGTCCGGTACTCTAATATCTATATTCATTTGATTGGCATTTTTTACCAATTCTTTGATTTCTTGTTTCGGATCAACTTTGTCTTTTGCATATCTGAGATAAGAAGCAAAAAATATTCTAGGAAAATGAGCCTTGGCAAAAGCCGATAAGTAAGCATTTATAGCGTAACTAACGCTATGAGACTTATTAAAAGAGTATCTTTGGCTTTTTTCGATCCATCCGAAAATTTCTTCGGCTTCTGATTCTGTCACTATTTTTTTAGTCTTACATCCTTCTATGAACTTGGTTTTCAGTTTAGCCATTTCCTCTGGCTTTTTCTTTCCAATGGCTTTTCTGAGAACGTCAGCTTCCTGCAAATCGAACCCAGCTATCTCTTGAGATATTTGCATCGCCTGTTCTTGATATATCATCTCCCCATAGGTTTCTTTGAGTATATGCTCTAAACTAGGATGAAAATAATCTATAGATTCTGATCCATTTTTCTTGTCTATATAGTGATTACTAACGCTCTTGCCATCTCTTAAGGCTTCCAGACAACCAGGGCGCAATATCGCTATCAAAGCAGATAGCTGTTCAATATTATTGGGTTTCAATTTTTTTGCCATAGATTGGCCAAGCCTAGACTCTAACTGAAAGCATCCTTTTGTATTGCCAGAGCCTATTAATTCCCAAGTTCTATTACAAGCAAGATCTATGTTATCAATATATGGAGAAAAATTAATACGAGGTATTGACTCCCCATCGTGTTTATCCAATGGAAATTTACATCCACAATCAAACGTATAGTATTCTGACATATAACCTATTTATGATTAGTCCTTACTCGGAGATCGCAAAAGAGTCTCTGAATTTGATTTTCCTAGCAAGATTTCTATGTAGCTTCAAAAACCTTAAAAGCAGTTCTGCTGTATCCATAACGTCTTTTAGAGCATCGTGGGCGCCTTCTTTTGGGATTCCAAAATAATCTCTTACAGAATCTAGGGTATAGTTTTTAAGATCTCCATTATTTTCAAACCATAAAAACATCATATGCATCAAGTCTATAGTATCTCTAGGATAGAATAGGCTTGTGGTTCCTTCCTTGGTTACATTCTTATACTTTTTACTTAATCTATCTACGATCTTTAAATCGAATCTATGTATATTATATCCACATGCAATTGGAGCGCTGAAAAAAGATTTTCTTTCAGATCTGCTGTGATACATATCTAGATAGGACACAAACATTTGCCACCCAGATTCTTGCTTTTGATAAGCATGCCATTCTTTTAAGATTTGCTCCTTAGAAGAACTCTTAACCTTAGCATGAAAATCTAAAACATCAGAATCCGCATAGGAATACGTCGGGTTCTCTTCTATTGCTTCTGGCTTTAATGTACAATTAAATTGAGAGTCTTTAATAATCTCTAACTTAATCGGATCTATCATTACGGCTGCAATCTGAACAGGGCTGCATCGCGATGGATCAGCCCCGTCAGTTTCCATATCAAACACGCATAATTTTTGAAAATTAACCATTTAACTCTTCTACAGTGGTATTAGGTGGTACAAACTGATTTGACCCATCGGCCAAATTGACGCAGTTTACCACTCGACAGCAACTTACTCTAACGTCCTCAATTCTCCTATATTCTGTACCATTGACAGAAAATTTGACACCAACAGCAACCTCAGACAATAGCTTGGGCATATCAACCTCCATTTTTAAGAATTTGAGAGACTTCCATCATTTTATCTAACATCGCAACACCCAAAATATCAAATTTAATTATTCCCAAATATTCCAAGTCTTGCATCTCCATGCCAGCTATAGTCTGATCTGCTTTAGAATCATAAACCATAGGACACACAGAGTCAAGTGGTTCGCTGCTTATTACTACACCGGCAGCATGTTTAGACTGATTAGATTTAGTACCCTCCAGTCTTATAGCCTGCTCAAAACGCTTTGCTAAAGGACCCTCAAGCTCTCCGTGTTCGTTTAAGTAACACCATTCTTTCAGTTTGTCTCCATTGTTCTCTAAAGCCCATCTTATGATAGAAGATTCCCCCGTATCGTCTTTCATTTCTTGCAATTCATCCGCTATCTTAGCTTCGTCTGGGATATTCTTTGTGATTCTATTCATTTCTTCAAAAGATATATTACCATAGACACGTAAAACTTCTTTTAAGGCTCCTCTGCCTTTCATAGTATTAAAAGTAATCATTTGAGAGACTTTGTTATAACCGTATTTGTTTTTTATATAATCTACAACTTCTTCTCTCTTATTGATTGGAACGTCAACGTCTATATCTGGCATGGACACACGATCCGCGGTATTTCTGCCTGCGTTGTAAAAACGCTCGAAAATTAAATTATACCTGATAGGGTCTATAGATGTTATGCCAATTAAATAAGACACCAAGCAGCCAGCGGCAGAGCCTCTACCTGGGCCTGGGAGCCATCCATTCTCAGACACATACTGCACAATATCTTGAACTATCAAAAAGTAACTAGATAAACCGGCCTTTTGTAGAATATCTAATTCATATTTAATGCGGTCAACATAAACTGGATGATCTGATTCTGGTATATGATTTTTTATTTTTTTTGCCCAGCCATCACGGCATAGTTGTCTGAGATATTCATCGGGGTTTTGATTATTTGGACATTTAAAAGGAGGTAGTATCGGAGGGCTTGATATGTTATAATCTTCACATAAGGAATCTACATATATTGTATTTTCTATCTCTTCTTCTGTGTGGATCTCGATCATTTCTTTAGGAGATAAAATATGAAAGTTATCGGATCTAAAAAAACAGGCCATAGAAGTGTCTTCATTATTTAAGAGCTTTTTATTGATTTCTGCTATAGTTGTTTTAAGATTGTTGCACAATAAGATCCTTTGATCCACAGCATCTTCTTTGGAACAATAATGAGCGTCTGGCGTACATAATACCTTAGTATTAGTGGTTTTTCCTAACTCTCTAACATATTCTGTCATAGATATTTGTTCTGGACTATATTGCTGGTCCATGAGTTGGCTTTCCAAGAAAAAGTTATCAACCCCAAACATTTCTTTCATTTGTGCCACAAAATTAATACCAATATTTTTAGCGTCCTCTGGTTTTGCTTGTTGGGTAATATCGTGTAAATAAGATCCTAGATGACCACAGTAACCTATAATATTTCCGTCTAGATATTCAGATAATTCCGCTAGGCTAATTCTAGGTTTGTGATAAAATCTACTTGGGTGATTACAAGCGGATACTATTTTAATCAAGGTTTGCCATCCCTTATAGTTTTTTGCCAACAATAAAAAATGCGTTAAGTCTCTATTTTCTTTTGTTTTTATAGTAGAATTTTGATGGCACAAATATATTTCGCAGCCAAGGATAGGCTTGATCTTATTTGTTTTCATCGTATTATGAAACTGAACAGCGCCGGCTATGGTACCATGATCCGTTATTGCGCAGCTCTTAACTCCTATATCCAAACACCTAGCGGCTATTTGACTGGGTTTGCTCAAGCCATCAAGTAGAGAGTAGTGGGAGTGTACGTGTAAAGGAACATAATTTTTCATGTAGATCCTGGCGCCTTATATGATCCAAAGGTATGATTGGGACTCTTATACAGATTAACAACCGTATCGATATTATATAATTCTATATCGTGTTTAACTTGTTCACATTTAGTCATGAATGACCCGTTTTGACAAGTCTGACCGTCTCTGTATTCAATTATAGGGTCGATGCCGGTATTTTCAAATGTTGTTTTTCCGAAATGACACAACTTACTACACATCCAGCTCTTGTTTAATCTAGGCTTTTTTGTTTTCTTTATATACTCAAATTTTTGCCTAAGCATATCTTCTGTTTCTTTTAAGTGAGATTTTTCAAAACAAACAGAAAAAGGACCACCGTCATTGATAAAATAAATAGAAAACATGATATGCTCTATTTCAGGATATAAATGACTGATAGCATAATGATATATTCTTAATTGTGGGTCTTTTTCTAGTTTTTCTTGAGTCTTTTCTTGTCCTGTTGCCCAGTCCAGCCTTCGTCCAGTTTTCCAGTCTACGATCTCTATGGTTTTATCGTTGACTTTTGTTATTAAGTCGATGGTGCCTTTTAGGGCCAGATTGCCTTCTAACTTTGATCCGTCCGGCAAATCGTATGAGTATTTAGCCCACGATTTTTTAATTTCAAAATCAAAATGTTGCTCTGGACACAATATTTGTCTATTGCGTGGATCAAACATACCGTCATTAAATTCGATAGCTTTATATACCCAAGCATGACAGTCTTTATAGTCTTTTATAGACCACTTATGATGAGTACTTATTTCGGAATAGTGCTTATATACCTTTTCTATTATGGTGTTAAGGCTATAGTCATCAACATTAACTTTCCCTACGATATCATCCGTAAAAAATGCAATATTGTCCTGTTGAGACTGTTTAATAAACGCCAAGATTTCTAGAACCTTATGTACAATAGTTCCTTTATCTGCCTTTTGTCCGGATGGTCCTCTCCAACCCAATACATATTCCATAAAGAACTGCTGCTCGCACATACTATGGGTATTATATGAACTGCTTCTAAAATACGTTATTATAATGATAGCACCTCTTTTAAAGCGTTTTGTATCTCCATGCATTGTTCATATATAGACATTTGATCATTATCTATAACAAAACTAAAATTATTCCAGTCGTACTGATCTTTGTCTAAAATATTTTCACTAATATGATCAGATTCGTATGGACTACGCGTTAATCTAATAACGTGTCCACCACTATTTTTAATAATATCTACCTCGTTAGGAAATCTACAATCTGTAATAATTGCTATTTTTGGCGCTTCTCTCTGTATCTTTCTGATAGTAGCATCTGCCCAAATATTAGGGCTTAATTTACGAAATATATCTGTGCCAATATACTGCATAACTTCTCTCGCTGTCATTGCAGCCCCGTCTAATTCTAAGCTGGTAAGACTATTTTTGGCATCTTCATTTCCATAACACTGATCACGACTCAGACCAAGAATATTGATACAAATATCTTTTTTTAAGGTATCAGCAAAATTATATATTTTGATATAAGGATTGAGCCTTTCTCTAATCTCCATTAGTATATAATCATCAGTATCGTTAACCAGCTGCTCAGCATCATAAATGCCTTTGTAGCTTCTATTACCCAGTAAGTCCGATACGATAATTTTACCATTATTATCTATTTTAATGTCCCCAGCCAACCCGAGCTTAGACATACATAATGATACAATAAAATTACCGGATGTTGTTTTTCCAGACTGTTTTTTACCAGAAAATCCTAGAATCAGTGTCACAATATTTCTCCTATCTTTGGCCTAATATATTTATTAATTTCTTCCACCGTCATATCCCCAACATCTGCATAATTAACAGAATGCTCTTGGCATATATTTTCTAGTCTTATATGATCTATTAAATAGGTTCTTGAACACTTATTCGTTATGCTCTCTGCGGCTTTAAGGCCAGCTTCGTCATTGTCCATAATCGTAATAATCTTCATAGCACCAGATATGTCTAATAACATTTTTTGCTTATCGCTGAGTGAAGAACCGAAAACAGCTACTGCATTATATATGCCCGCTTCTTCTAGCCTCCAGACATTGCCGGGGCTTTCTACTATGATTACTGTTTTAGTATCAGTTATATGATTTTTAGCATTCCATATATTGTACAAATTTTCTTCACTTCTAAAACCAGAACTATGTCTCCATTTAGATATTGTTTTACTGGGACATGTAGTTTCTGGACTATGAAAAGATGAACACTTAGAACACTTATCAAATATGCTTCTGCCAGTACAGGCCACCACCCACTTACCAGTTAGATCATAGATAGGCACTACTGCTCTCAAATACATCTCTTTATTAGGTTTGAGACATTCTCCGACATCAAATTTTTTCAGAATTTCGCTAGAAAAGCCCCTAGACAAAAAGTATGGCGAAGGAATATCTAGTGATTTTTTAACCAAATTTTTATCTATTTTAATAATATCTCTATTGATATGTTCTTTTGATAGATACTTTATGGTATTGGAGAACTTTTGTTTTTCTATTTCTTTAGAATCTACATTTAGTTGATCAATATTCTTTTCGCCGAGAATATCGTTGATCACTGCTATTGTTTCTTGAAAAGAAACTGTTGGGTCTCCATCTTTAACCCAATTAAATTTTTTATGGGACAATACCCCACGTATAAAACCTATCACAGATGCCTTAAAAACCTTTTCACACTGATGCGTTCTACATTTCCAATTGCCTCTATATGTATCTCCTTCGTGATATAGGTTTAAAGCAGACTCGTTGTCTCCTCCGTGTATAGGGCAGCTCATAGTCAGCATTCTAGACATAAGCCGATATTCAGAAATATCTAGTCTAGATAAAACTTCTTCTATATTATCACAAATATTATCCGATAATACTTTTAACTGATTTTGATTATACGAAGTCGATTTGATCTTTATTTTCATCGATTGTAAAGCCATTAGTTTTTATACCCAAATTATTTTTAAGTTCTATTCTTGTTTGACCTTCGGAAATTTTGGCGCACCAACCCTTCATGTGACAATTAATATAATCATTGTCGTCGAGCCCTCCGCCATGACGACTTATTACAGGTATAAGCTTTCTGTTCCCCGCTTCTGGTCCGTCTTCTGCTATTTCTTCATCTGACTTACGCTTAAATATAGTAAAATTACTGCAAAGCCATATGATTCGATCCGATCCAGATGCGGTGTCTGTGCTTTCTTTGGATATGCCGTCTCTATTTAATTGTACAAACGCCACGATTGGTAGCTTATATTTGCAAGCAAAATTATGAAGAGCGGTCATCATAAACCCTAGAACCTGATATTCCTTCATGTCTTGAGATATACCAGCAGAGTCCATGAGCTTTAGATAGTCATAAAATATAACGCAATCTTTAGCGGTTCCATCGTCATTCAGTCCAACTTCTTTAATGAGCCATCTTTTCATCATAGATATTTGTTCATCAAAGGGCTTACCGGCAATGCTTTTATGAAAAATGGGCGTTTGTTTTAAATCCTCTACTGCTTTGAGTACCTTTTCTTTCATAGCTGGCGTCTCTGCGAATTTGCCGGTTTCTATTTTTGACATTTCGACCTCGGCGCTCATAGCTATGAGTCTGTGTATATGGTCTTCTTTGGTCATTTCTGTGTCCATATTTAAGACCGGAATTTTTAGCTTATTGGCGATATGAAAACCTATATTATCAGACAATAATGTTTTACCGACTTTCGGTCTAGCTGCTATCACATTGATAGTGCTTTTTCTAAGTCCACCGCCTATAGCCATGTCGTATACAGGAAACCCAGTGGGTATACCCATCTGACTAATCGGATTATCTATTAGATTATTGATATAATCATCTAGGTTTTTACTAATCGACTCCGGTTCAGTAGCATTATCCACCAGCCCTGTAGAAAAATCAAGTATCGTGTCTTCCGCGATAGAAAGAATAGACGATATGCTTTCGGTGCCGGTAATATCTAATAGCTTCTCTTGAGTATCTCCGAGCGATTTATATAGGTCTCTTGCTATTTCTAGCTTTTTTATCTTTGCGGCAAATTTTTTAACATTAGATTTTTCAACAGGGAAATCTCTAATGGCCTGTAAATGCTGAACCTCTTCCTTTTTTTGTAATAGGTGAGATATCCCTAGTTCTTGGGCAGCTGAGTATATGGATGCTATATCTAGTTTTTTCGTACTAATAGTATCTGTATGTTCTGTTTTTCCAACAGATAATACATGAGCTAAGCATTTATATATATATTGATTACTGTCTATAGTAAATGTTGATTCTTTAAGAAGATCACATACTTCAAGATAAGAGTCATCGCCATATTGGAATATACCGCTTAGAACTGCTCTTTCTGCGGCAGGGTCGCATAGTATCATATATTTATTAGCCTTGTGTGG